AGATATTCCATATCGCGGCGAAGTGAGCAAGACCATACAGGATATCTTTGGCGGTCTTCGTTCAGCGTGTACATATGTTGGAGCAAGTAAGTTGAAAGACTTGAGCAAGCGAACTACCTTTGTTCGTGTCACTCAGCAGTTGAACAATTCCTTGAGTGTATATGAGATCTAACATGGCTAGTCGCGAAGAAAAAAATAACTTCTCTATGATGATTATGAATCTGGCTATTCAAGAAAAGATTGATCACATGGATGCAATCACTTCATACTGTGAGCGTAACAATCTTGAGATTGAAGTTGCTGCCAGTTTGATTAATGATTCTTTAAAGGGTATCATTGAAGGTGAGGCAATGGAGCTGAGATTTTTGCCACGAGGGAGCAGACTACCACTATGACTTGGCAACTATTAATCTGGAATATTTTTGTTTGGTCATTTACGGGAGTGATGATTTACATCACGCAATCATCTCTTTGGTGGCTGATGCTTCCCGCTTTCTTTACAGGAACTCAGAGTGCATCTGAGTTAGTTAAAGCAGTAAACGAAGCAGAAAAGAATAACGAAGAAGATGAAGTGGAGATTGACGAAGCGACGCAAGCCAAGAGGCGCGATCTTCTTGAGAAGTTTAAGAGAGGACAGATTTGAACGGATACGATCTTTATTGCATCTATCAGGCGATTAAACTACACTTTAGTTCCGAAAGTTATAATTTTTTCCAATACGATGGCAAAACTCGAGTATCAATAGATGCATTTCAAAAACGCCGCGACAAGTTTCTTTTCCATCGTCTGGCGCGCAAGTACCGCGACGATGAGATGGTTCCATTTCTGGTTGCTAATTTTGTACACAGTGACGATAACTGGACCAAGTCATTGCTTGAAGACCAGGCTGAAGAAACTTATAGGGATTGGAAACGAACCACGGATTCGATGAGCAAGGTTTACTTGGAAGATCTACAAAAGATCTGCCCAGACCCTAAAGAATTTAACAATTTATTTAAAGTTGAAGATGGACAATTTCCACCATTACTGAATCTTCTTATGCAAAAAGAAGTGACTATAGAAACTATGGTGATTCTCAATAACATCTTCGACTTTATTCGAATTTGGGATAAGAAGATTTCTGATGATATCATCTATCCCAAAGTGTCAAGAAAGGTACGCAAGTATGGTGCGTTTTTGACAGTAAATGTTGACAAGTATAAACTCTTGACAAAAGAAACTTTACTTGCTCAACAGAATACTATATAATAATATGGTAATGAAGAAAGTGGATAAGCAAAATACAATTTATACAACGCTATACGGAGAATACAAATGAGTCTATCAAATCTAAAGAAGGGTTCGTCCCTTGATAAGTTGAAGAAGGCAGTTGAGCAATCTTCAGCAGGTGGTGGCGGTTCTAAGAGCGCAGATGATCGCTTTTGGCAACCTGATGTTGATGCTGCTGGCAACGGATACGCAGTTATCCGCTTCCTCGATACACCAGCAGTTGACGGCGAAGATGGTTTGCCTTGGGTACAAATCTGGTCCCATGGTTTCCAAGGTCCAGGTGGTTGGTACATTGAGAACTCTCTCACCACTATGGGCAAGAACGATCCAGTTTCTGAGTACAACACTGTTCTTTGGAACTCTGGCATCGAAGCAAACAAGGAAATCGCTCGTAAGCAGAAGCGCAAGTTGACATACATCGCAAATGTGCTTGTCATCTCTGACGCCAAGCGACCGCAGAACGAAGGTAAGGTTTTCCTCTATAAGTTTGGTAAGAAGATCTTTGATAAGATCAAGGAAAAACTTGAGCCTCAGTTTGCTGATGAGACGCCGCTGAATCCGTTTGACTTCTGGAAGGGTGCGAACTTCAAGGTCAAGATTCGTCAGGTCGAAGGCTATCGCAACTACGATAAGTCAGAGTTCGAGGCTGCTGCTCCATTGTTCGCTGGTGATGATGCCCAGATTGAAAAGGTCTGGAAGTCTGCTCACTCGCTCAAGGATTTCTTGAAGCCTGAGAACTTCAAGACCTATGACGAACTGAAGGCAAAGTTGAACAAGGTTCTTGGTGCTGGTGGCGTTGCTGGTGCAACTGCTACTCGGATTGATGACGAGGAGGCTGATGCTCCTGTTGTTCGTTCCACTCCTGCCAAGAAAGTGACGGCTGAAAGCGTCAGCGTCGATGACGACGATATGGCGTTCTTTGAGAAGTTGGCAAAAGACTAAACATCACTTATAAGCACGGTGTGCGTTCCATAGTGATGTTTGGGGGGACTAGAAATAGTCCCCCTTTTTTTACACTCTTATACTCTATTCATTTCATATGGAAATTCAGGATTAAATGCAGAAGGATTTCTTCTGTTTGATAATGCATCATTTCCTAACCCCACAATAGCATTTCTAGTTTCTCTTCCAAACAAATCAAGCCTTTTAGATAATGTTTCAACACCTTGAATGGCACTCATTGCTAACATGGTAGTGTCTTCTTCATTAGTTACATTTGATGTTACTGGTAATTCTTCTTCTGGTGGTAGTTCGACTCTAGGATTTTCTGGAATTGGAAAATTTGGTCTGTTGGTATGATGATCAAGATCATCCATGTCGATTGCGTTTTTCTCCCCTGCAACATCTAACGCACGGTTAATATCATATTCGCGATCACCAAGTCTATAAAAAACTGTGTCACCTCTTTGTGCTTTTGCAGGCGCAAAAACATATGCATAAATTGTAGCACGATTTGCGCCTTTTGGTAATTTCCAAAAATCAAAATATTTCTCAACATAAGTCATTTGTTCAGCGCGAGTCATCATTTTTAATTTGCTTGTTGTAGTTCCTAATGTTTTAGCATTAGCTTCTGTCATTTGAATTAAACCTGTTGCAGTTGAACCTGGGGTTGGGTTTGGAATTGCAGGATCAAATGTACCTCCTGTTTCTATATGCATCACTTTCAGTAAATCTTGGGGGTCAATTTTAAACTTATCAGAAACTCTGTATACTTCTTGCAAGAACTCTGTATCCTTCATCCAAGATAAACGATCAGCTGCTTCGCGACGCGACCGTCGTGATGGATCTGTGTTGCCCCTTTCAGCATCTTGTGGATCTGTGTTGCCCCTTTCAGCATCTTGTGGATCTGTGTCGCGGTTATCTGTTTCATCTGGTGGTACTTCTTTTTTTGGTGTTACTCTTTCTGTTTTATCTTCATGAATAATTCCGTAAACTTTTGTAGCCAAATATTTGCTATCTTTCCCACCGAACAATTCTGAGATAAGATGAGCAAATGTCGCGAATGTTCCGCCAAGTATAGCACCACCAACGGTTCCTACACCAGGAAACATTGCCGTTCCCACTAATCCACCCATCAACATACCAACTCCAGTAACACCAACACTATCAATTAAACCATCATATCCACTAATCATCTCTTCTCTAAATTTATCTTGTGAAATTAATCCACTAGATCTATTAGACACTGCAATGGACATTTTTGATAGATGATATGTTACAACCGCAGCATTTACTGCAGGAAATCTTTGAATCAACCCTCTGAGTAATGGCGCCACCACTTTAAATTTTTTTGCTTGATTTACTGCTTTGCTATATTTTGCGACACGCTGACCTGCAGTTTTTTGTGCTTCGCGATATCCCATCCCACGTTTTTGAAATCCAGGGATCATTTTATTAATCATTTGTATACGAGCTTGCGATGCAGTTACAGGCTTTAATCCTGCTTTGCCTCGATCTCTTAACATAGAAATCGCGCCGCCTACCATTTTTGTTGCTTGGTATGCTCCATATCCAGCAATATATGGATCTACTGTTTGGCTAGTTGCTTCTGTTATTGGATCATCATATGCAGTTTTACCTCCCATACGAGTTCCCATTCTTTGCATTGCACCAGGAAGATTGTATAAGGCATATGCAGCAATACCTAATCGAGCAATTCCGATGGATCTGAGTGCACCACCAGCGAGTAATGCTAATGCTGTTGGATTTTTTAATAGTAATGGTAAAAATAACTTAAAGAAATCTGTTTCAGATTTTTCTTTTTCTTTTTTTTCTTTGGCTTTCGCGGTAACACCACGAACCTTACCTCTTCGTTCTTTAACTTTTAATTGCTGCAGTTCTGCATTAATTTGTTCTATTTGACCTTTTATAGTTCTACTCAATCCAGGAACTCTGACAGCTCTATCAGTAAATGAGTTAATATTCATTCTTCTCTGTGTTCTAAATGAACCAAGTTCGCCATAGATGCCGCTAATGAGTGCAGTGTTTCTTTCAGTAATCATAGCAAGTGTATTAATCTTTTTATTAAGATTAGCAATAGAAAGTGCAGAAAATTGTTTGAACTGTTTATCTCTTTTTTCTTTTTTGGATTCTTCTTCGTCTTGTTTTTTCTGTAATGGTGTTCGCTGCCCAAATGATGCTTGTGCTACTGTTGCAATAAACTCTGATTTAGTTAATGTCCTGGCTAGATTGTAAACCGAAAACCGCATAGCCAAATCTTCGCGCACCATTAATTTAAATGCAGTTG